CGCAAGAGGCGTTCCTGTTCTCTGGCCGCGCCTTCGTTGAGGAAGACTGCCTCATGGATGCAGAGCGAAACTGCTACACACCAGCGATAGAAGGAAGCTTCAAAGATGGCATCGTCACTCAACACGAGAACGGATCCTATAAGCAGTGGATTCGTCGCATCGACCCTGAAGAACGATACTGCATTGGCGTCGACGTCTCCGAAGGCTTGGCCCACGGTGACTACACGGTGGCACAGGTACTTGACTCTCTTGGCAGGCAAGTTGCCAGTTGGCGTTTACACATTGACCCGTACGAGCTTGGCGATCAACTCGGTCATCTGGGCAAAATGTTTAACCGCGCCTACGTTATTCCGGAGCGAAACAACCACGGTCTGACCACGATCCGCCGAATGCAGGATCTGGGTTACCCGAATATTTATGTTGAGCACACAGTCGATGATGCGTATGCAGACAGAATGACTAAGCGTGCAGGTTTTTATACGTCCAGTAAGACAAAACCATTGATCATTGATAATCTCGCTGCGTTGCTGCGTAAGCGAGACAGTGGAATTGCCGACGTAGAGCTTGTAAAAGAGCTTCGTAATTATGTCATTGACGACAAGGGAATCACCAACGCGAAGGCGGGTTGCTTTGACGACCGAGTGATGTCATATGCAATCGCTCTATTCGGACTCAACTCAATGCCGCGCAACCGTAGGACGACAACTGCGGCACACAAGTACGAGCCGTTCGATAGTGTCGTGGGGTATTGATGTTCGAAGACGAATTTGAAGACGAAGAAAATGGAGAATTCGTACCCGTAGAGAAGAACGATGAAGACCTTGAGGATTATCAGGGTCTCGGTCTTCGTCTGCAGTCTTTGTTCCAAGAGTACAAGGACGCCCGAAACGACATCGAAGATGAGTGGCTCTCGAGTTTCCGCCAATTCCTCGGCGAGTATGACCCCGACGTCCTCGCAAAACTGACCGGCAGTCGCTCGAAAGTCTTCGTCGGCCTCACCCGCACCAAGGTGATGTCGGCGTTTTCGCGTCTGGTCGACCTCCTGTTCCAGAGCGGACAGGACTTCTACAGCGTCGAACCCACCCCGATCCCCGAGCTCGACCCCATCGAGATGACTGAGATCACCAAGCAGGCCACTGCAGAGGTGATGCAGGCGTCAGGCGCAGCTTCCCCGACGATGGTGATGGACATCATCAACGAGCGCCGTGACGAGCTCACAGACGAGATACGTGACGAGGTCCGCCGCCGCGCCAAGCTGGCTTCTGGCGAAATGACCATCCTGATCCGCGACCAGCTCGTTGAGGCGAACGCTGAGCAGAAGATCAAGGAGGCCATCATGGAGTCCTGCATCTTCGGCACCGGCTGCATCAAGGGCGGCACAGTGCGGATCGAGCGTAACAAGCGCTGGAAGCGTGCTGTTGCCAACGGAGCACAGGTCCACACGCTGACCGTCATCGAGCAGGTCAAGCCCGACATCGAGTCGGTCTCGATCTTTGACATCTACCCCGACCCATACGCGACGTCGAACGAAGACCTGCATGGCCTGTTCCGCCGCCATGTTCTTACCCGCCGCCAGTTCCGCGACTTGCGTGACCTCGAGGGCTTTGACGCCGACGCTATTGACGAGATCCTGTCCGACAACCCGCGTGGCAACCACGTCGAGGAAGACCACGAGCGGATCCGCCGCGAAGTCGCCAACATCAAGCTGGTCACCGGCCCCAACAATCGCTTCGAAGTGCTCGAGTACTGGGGTTCGATCAACGGCACAGACCTTCTCGACGCTGGTGCTGAGCTCCCAGAGGACTCAGAGGAAGACGACGAGTACGACGCGAACGTCTGGATCTGCGCTGGTAAAGTGATCCGCGCCACCCTGAACCCGATTCCGGATGGCCGCATTCCGTACAACTGCTTCCCCTACGAGCGGAACCCGCACCAGTTCTGGGGTACGGGCGTGCCGCGCATGATGCGCGATTCGCAGTCGACCATGAACGCTGCGACCCGCATCTTCATCGACAACTTGGCGATCTCCTCTGGCCCGTTGGTCGAAGTCAACACCGACTTCCTCGAGGCTGGCGAGGATCCCCGCGACCTGCATCCGTGGAAGGTGTTCCTCCGCAGTGGTGGTGACCCCAACGCACCCGCCGTCCGGTTCAACCAGCCGGTGGCAAACGCGAATGGCCTGAACAGCATCATCGAGATGTTCCGCCGTTTCGCTGACGAGACGACCTCTTTGCCGTCATACACGCACGGTGACACGGCACAGTCGCTGAATAAGACCGCAACCGGCATGTCCATCCTGATGGGCAACGCCAACGTGGCGCTCAAGTCGACGCTGAAGAACATCGACGACTTCCTGATCGTTCCCCTGATCGAGTCTCTCTACCACTGGAACATGGAGTGGAGCGACAACGAGAAGGCCAAGGGCGATCTCAACGTGGCTGCGCGTGGCAGCACGTCGCTCATTCAGCGTGAAGTGCGGTCACAGCGCTTGCTGCAATTCCTATCGTTGATCAGCAATCCTATGGATATTGCCATCACAAAACGTAAAGAGTTGCTTACTGAGATTGCAAAGAGTATGGACATCAATCCGGACGAAGTCATTAAGACCGACAAGGAGCTCGCAATTGAAGCGCAAGCACAACAGCAGCAAATGCTCGCCGCAGGCGGCGCAGGCGGTGGTATGGCTGGCGGCGCAGCCCCAATGGAAGGAATTGATGATCTTTCTAACGGAGCGGCTGGAGGCTTGCAGGGACAAGTTGGAGACCGTTCCGGACCACAGATTTGAACAAGGACGGGCAGCAGAACTGCGCCATATCCTTGAACTAGAAGATACCGCGCAAGCGGTTTTAAGCACGAGATCGGCCTCGTAAGAGACACCCGACCTCAGACTGAAACAGCGGACACTCCGTAGCGGACCCGCAAACACTGGTGAGATATGAAGGTAGACCCTGAGAAGCTTGAACAAGAAGCCGAAGAACTTTTGAAACAGATGCTGGCACAGCAGGACGGGCCGGAACAGCAACACGCTGAAGAAACCGATACCCCGCCGCAGTCAGACGAAGATGAAAACCCACCCGCAGATCCAGCGGACACTGGGGAAGACGGCCAAGAAACGGATCCACAGGACGAAGATCGCGGCGATCCAGATCCTGATGACAGCGACAACGACCTGCGAAAGCAGCTCAATGTAGCTGAAGAGCGTGTCAAGAATGCTCAGGCTCGAATGACAAAGGCGACGCAAGAAGCGGCGGATTTGCGCAAAGAAGTAGTCGCGCTACGCCAACAGACTGCGGAGCTGAGTGCTCAACTGGCCAACGCACAGCAGGGACGTGACGGCATTGACGATGAACTGAAGACTCTTGCTGAAGAGTATCCGGACATCGCAGCCCCGCTCCTGAAGAAGCTGTCGAAGCTGGAAGACACAGTCACCCAGTATCGAGAACGAATTGAATCGGAGAAGAGTCAGAATACTCTGCAAGAGCATTTTGACACCATCCGCAAGTCGCACCCCGACATGGACGACATCGTCACGTCGGATGACTTCGTTGGATGGCTCGAGCGTCAGACGCCTGTATGGCAGCGTGTTGCCCAAGATGGCAGCGCCCATGAGGTGGTCGAGCTCCTTAACCGATACAAAGAGATCTTTGATGCACAGCCGCAACAGCCGGTCTCAAAGGTTGAGAAGGCGCGCAGGGTTGCAGAACCCTCGCTCCCCAAGGCCCGACGACCGGACCCAAGCTCGGGCAAGCGCATCTGGTCGCGAGACGAGATCACCCGTATGTCACTCGATGAATTCGAGCGGCGTCAGGATGAGATCGACAAAGCGTATCTGGAAGGGCGAGTCCGCTAGTCCAATCCTGTTGTAGAGGTTTAATAACATGCCTGCTTTTCCTACCGCTGGTGCTAACTCCGCTGCGAACTTCATTCCTGAGATTTTCTCGAAGAAGCTTCAAGCGAAGTTCTACGCATCGTCCGTCCTTCCCCAGATCTCGAACACCGAATATGAAGGTGAGATCTCTGGTCAGGGCAACAAGGTCATCATCCGCACCGTGCCGAACATCACCGTTGGTAACTACGACGGTTCCGTTTCGTACGCTGATGTGACCACCCAGAACGTCGAACTGAACATCGACAAAGCGAAGTCGTATGCCTTCAAGGTCGACGACATCCTGAAGGTTCAGGCCGACATCAACTTCCAGAACGAAGCGTCGAAGGACGCTGCTGAGCAGATGCGGATTGCCGTCGAGACCGACGTTCTCGGCAACATTCCGACCGCTGCCACGACCATTCTGGACAAGGCGTCGGTTTCGGCAACGAACCTTCTCGACCACATCCTCGAAGCTGGCCGCAAGCTGGACGAACTGAACATTCCGGATTCGGATCGCTTCATGGTTCTCTCGCCGCTGTACATCGAGATGCTGAAGAAGTCGGAACTGCGTCAGGCTTACCTGACCGGCGACGGCACTTCGCCGCTCCGTAACGGCAAGGTTGGTCAGGTTGATCGCTTCACGATCTACCAGTCGAACCTCCTGTCGATTGGTACGGGCGGTGACGCTGGCAAGACGTTCTGCCTTGCTGGTCACCCGAAGGCAACCTGCTTCGCTTCGCAGTTCGTGAAGACCGAAACGGTTCGCCTCGAGTCGACCTTCGGCGACGGCGTGCGCGGTCTGAAGGTCTATGGTTACAAGGTCGTTGTTCCCAACGCTCTCGTGACCCTCAAGATGAAGACCACTGCCTAATGGTAGTTGGGGGGCGGGGGAAACCTCGCCCCTCTCTTCACAGGTGAGGGCATTAGTTTGTGCCTTCTACTATGCAGAGAACGAGGGATACCGTGGAAAAACCTATCGAAAACATGAGCAAAGACGAGCTCGACATCTACGCCCGAGACAATTTCGGCGTTGAGCTCGACAAGCGTCGCCGCATCGATGACCTCATCGAGCATGTGAAGGCGCTGATTGCAAACAAGGGCAAGCCGGTTGTGAAGGAAGAGAAGGCCGAGCGTCATCCGAAAAAAGTTCGTCACCTAAAGACGGGTGTGGAATGGTTCTGGAGTCCGCTATATAAGGGCAACCCAGACCTCGAAGTGATTGAGTGGGAATAAACTGAATGCCTACGACCAAAGCTGTTGACCTGATCAATCGGGTGAGCGTTACGCTCCAAGACCCTACGTACGTTCGTTGGACGCAGGGCGAGCTGCTCAACTACCTGAACGACGCACAGCGGCAGGTCGTGCTATTCCGTCCCGACGCGAAGGCTGTCAACGCGCCGTTCACTTGCACGAACACTGCAAAGCAGGCGCTGCCTGCAGACGGCCTTCGTCTCATCAACGTGCTGAGGAACACTGGTGGCCGCGCCATCACCAAGGTCGACCGCTCGATCCTCGATGTCCAGCTCCCGACGTGGTACGAGACCGCTGCAGCCGCTGACGGCGTGAAGCACTACGTCTACGACGCGCTGGATCCGAAGAACTTCTACGTCTTTCCGAAGCCTGCTGCTGCGGCGCAGATCGACATTGTGTATGCAATCTCGCCAGTCGACATCGTGATTTCGAACTTCACGACCGACACGCAGGTTATCGGCATCGACGACATCTACGCGAACGCGCTGATGGACTACATGATGTATCGCGCCTACCAGAAGGACAGCGAGTTCGCCAATCTCAACCGCGCTGCCGTCTACTATCAGGCCTTCACGACGTCTCTGGGCATCAAGTCTCAGGCTGATGGCGGTCTGCTGGATAGCATGGTATCGCAGCAGCCGAGGCGCACCAGTCAGTGAAATACAGCGATCTCTTCGTATACGTCCTGAGCGAAGTCCCGTCTTGCCCTGAATTCACCGCTGAGCGTGCGATCAGGGACACTTGCATCGACTTCTGCGCACGCACTGATCTCTATCGAGCTGAGCCCCAGACGCTGGTCGTTTCTCGGGGCATCACTGATTATGAGCTCGATGCGCTGACGGGGACTGAGCCCAACCATGTGAAGTCGGTCCTGCGCGACGGTCGTCCGTTGGAGGCGCTCACCTACGAAGACGCATTCATGAAGGTCGAGCTGACTGGCTTTGGTCCGCCGAGCTACTACTCACAGTACGACAACCGCAACATCCTGATCGGCCCCAAGCCGGAGGGTAGGGGAACGCTCAAGGTTCTGTACACCCTGAAGCCGACCCAGAGCTCGACGACGATCCCAGACACCATTGGCCTCGAGCATCGTGAGACGCTGGTTGCCGGTGCTTTGTTCCGCCTGCAGATGATGTCTGGACAGCCTTGGATGGACGGTCCTGCAGCAGGTGCCAATCGACAGCTCTATGAGCGTGGCATTACCGCTGGGCTGCGTCAGGCCAAGTTTGGCCACAGCGGCGCACCCTTGACCGTGAAACCAAGGGAATTCATCTGATGGCTTACTCCGAGACCCTCTACCTCGTGCAGGGTGACACTCTGCCCCAGCTCAAGATCACCGTCCGCGACCGCAATCAGGCCGCAGTTGGCAAGGTGCTGGATCCCGAAGATCAGTCGACGTGGGCTCTGGTGAACCTCACCGGCAGCACCGTACGCCTGCGCGTACGTGAAGTCGGCTCAGAGACGGTCAAGTCTGTGCTAGTCGGCAACAACGTCGGCCCTGAAGCGGGTGAGGTTGTGTTTCTGTTCGACGCGACGACGTTGGACACCGCTGGCGTATTTGAAGGCGAGATCGAGTACACGTCTCAGAATGGATCGATCCAGACGGTATACGAACTGATCAAGCTGCAGGTTCGTCCGCAATTCTGATTTGGGTTGCATGACCAATGGTCATGCTGTAGTGATCGTTCGATTCATTTTCTGAGGTAATCATGCCAAACGCAATTTATCCGCAGTACAAGCGCTCGATCTTGGTTGGTGACGCTAACGCTGACCTCGACAACGACACCACGCAGGATGGTGTTTACGCTGCGCTGGTTGATACTGGCGCAGGCGGCTATACCTACTCTGACGCACACCAGTTCTTTTCGCAGATCACTGGCGTCGTTGGTACTCCGGTTCGTCTTGCCGCTCCGACCGTCACCGTAACCGGCGCGGTTACTGCGTTTGATGGTGGTGACATCACCTTCACTGGTGTGACCGGCAACTCGGCTGAGGCACTGGTGATCTTCCGTCAGAACGCGGGTGCGAACACCACTTGGCGTCTCGTTGCATTCATCGACACTGGTGTGACCGGCCTGCCTGTGACGCCCAACGGCGGCAATATCACCGTGACTTGGAACGCTTCGGGTATTTTCGCCCTGTAAAGGGGTAGCCAATGGCGATTGCTAGTATTGGCTCGGGGGGTACAGGTGTAAGTGCCACCTCCTCGACCACCCTCAATGTTAATGCGACCCGTGATATTTCAGGGACCGGCCAGTTCGCCATTCTGGTCGTTTCCTGTGACAACACCACCACGACTGACGGCGTTAGCAATGACGTTCTCTCGGTATCCAATGCTGACGGTGGTACTTGGACCAAACTAGCTGAGTTCACAAATGGTA